CAGGTTTTGAAGGCGGTTCTGGACTATCTGGCGGCGCGGCACATTCTAGCGTTCCGCATGAACACGCTGGCCATGCCCACGCCGGACGGCAAGCGGTTCATCAAAGCGGGTGTGCCTGGGATGGCTGACGTGCTGGCGTTTTCATTCGAGCAGTGCGGTGAGCCTATTGATGAAGACCATAGATGCTACGGTCGTTCTATCGTGCCACTCTGGATCGAGTGCAAAGCCGCCAAGGGCAAGCAGAGCGAGCTGCAAAAGAGTTTTCAAGAGCAGGTTGAGCGCGAGGGCCATCGGTACATCGTCGCCCGCAGCATTGAGGATGTAGAACAGGCTTTGAAATGAGGGAGATATGATCGCAGGAAAGGACGTTATGACCGAAGAAGAGGCAAACATTGACGTCGTAGCAGCGAGCGGTCGGACAGGGGGAACAGGCTGATTGAGGGCTATTAGGAAGCCGCCGATGGCGTTGACCCTGGCACGCTACCTGTTCCGCCTCCGGTTTAGGCAGCATCGCGCAGTACCCCGCGCGGTAGTAAGGGGGATCCATACAGCCGCATAGTGCAAGAGCACGCCTCCGGCCTCGCAAGGGGCCGGGAGCGTTTGAAAGTAGGTCTGCAATGCTGACGTCCGATCAAATCAACGAAGTATGGAAAAGGCGGATTTCCGCCGAAGTGTATTCACTGTATTTCGGCGATCTTGCAAGCCTTTATTCCCTGCGAAAACAGTGGATTACTGGCCTCTCGTTTTTTCTGGCCTCCGGTGCCGTCTTCGCTCTGGTTGCCAAGTTACCAATTGGCGTCCCCATTTGGCTTTCTGTTCTTGTGGCATTGATGAATGCGTATGCTGTCGCAGTCAATCTGGACTCCAAAATCAGGATAATGGCGAAATTGCATTACGGCTGGAGCCTGATCGAGAGTGGTTACAAGAGGCTATGGAATCACACCTATAGTGATGAAGCAGCAGCCGAGCTTGAGGATTTGCAACGTCGCGAAGCGGAACTCTCCGAACTGGCGACTACCGACGCTCCGAACGATCCGAAGCGGATGGAGCGGTGGGAGGACCGTTGTGCAGGAAATCGAGCAGGTATCGAATGAGGTTCTGGCTGAGATCCAGGCGCTCGATCCTGCTCTTGCGCTGCCCGTAACAGCCATCGAAGCGCTTGAAGGGCTGGTAACGGCGGCAATCAACGCCTGGAGCACGGCAACAGGCCAGCCGGTCACAGTCGCATCACTGACGGCGCTATTGCCCAATCCAACCCCATTGACACCACCCACAAGCTAGCATCGCGCAGCGGCTCGCGCGGTAGTAAGGGGGACTGGGATGCAGCCGCATTAGAGCACGCTTGCGCCGTCTTACGGGGCGGCGTGGGCGCTTCCCCTAGAAAGCCTGAACGCCATGAAACTCCTGATCGTCCTTTCGTTGCCTGAGTTAGCCGTGCTCGCTGCAGCTGCCTACCTGTGGGTCTACGACTGGCTGCGCGGGAAACCGAGATACCTCTAACGGAGCCGATAAAACAAGAGCTCAGACCATTTGCGCTTAGCCTTGCGGCCAGAGGCGTTAGCGCGATGAGGTGGACAAATCGTCACATGCGGGCCTCCGTCGGACTTTGGCTCTAACGGTCCACAAGCGGCTAGAATCTCTTGAATCACTGCGGTCGTTTCATAAAGCACCCGTCGATTTGTAAAGCGCAGAACGCGGATCCCAAGCTGATTCATTGCGGTAGTGCGTCGCCGATCATAGGCTTGAGCCTTGGGCGTGAGATGGTATCCGCCATCACACTCAATCGCAATGCGTTGCGGGTAGAGCATGAAATCTGCGATGTAGTAGCTTATCGGCTCCTGGCAAGCCACTATGATCGAGGAATTCTTGAAAGCGACCAGCAACTCCGAATAAAGCCGTTCTTCCGCGTGTGTTAATGAACGACGTAACTGATTGGCGTAGTTAACGTTGCGCGAATCCATCGACAATATGATATCATGCCTCTGCGAATCGGCCGTACGAAATTTGACAACCTGCGGTATCATGGTCTCGTGATTGCAATGCCCAAACCGCAGACCCAGCCCGTTGCCGTCATCACCACCGTGCGCATCGCGCAACTGCGGATTGTCGAAGTATTCCCGCAACTGATCCCCACATTCACAGAAATCAGCCCCGGCAAGTGGGCGAAGGCGGCGTAGAATTCATTCATGCCCGCTGGACGCCCAACCGAATACAAGCCTGAATATGTCGAGCGCACAAAAGAAATGTGCTTGGCGGGTGCTACCAATCTCGATCTATCTCACGAATTTGGGGTTAGCTTACAAACACTGCGCAACTGGCGCGCAAAATATCCGGAATTCCTAGCCGCCTTAAAAACAGGGAAAGAGATTGCTGATGCTCAAGTCGAGCGATCGCTATATGAGCGAGCAACCGGCTATTCGTTTGATGCGGTGAAGATCTTCATGCCGGCTGGGGCTAGCGAAGCGGTGAAAGTCGAATACGTTGAGCATGTGCCGCCTGATCCAACTTCCATGATCTTCTGGTTGAAGAATCGCAAACCGGAAGAATGGCGCGATAAGACAGAACTGAAAGTCTCAGGTGATCCGCTCGCTGAACTGCTCGCCGAATTTCGTCAGCAATATGAGGCATTGCCAAAAGCGCCAGATGAATAAGCCATGCAGAAAATGCGACTTGCTAAACTCGGTAAACCCAGAAAACCGAGAACATTATGATGTTGAATTATGGTGAAAGGTTGCGCCGCTTCGCTTATCGCCCGATCGAACTCGATGCTCGCATCAATCTGCTCGATGGCGCCGTTCGCAGCGGCAAAACGTGGGCTCTGCACCCCAAAACCCTCTACGCCTGTCGCTATCCGGTGAATGGCTGGCGGGTCATTACAGGCGTATCGAAGCAGACCATCTTCAACAATGTGCTGAACGACCTTTTCAACCTTGTTGGGCCCTCAAACTACACCTATAACCATCAATCTGGGCTGCTACGGCTTTGTGAGTCTTCCTGGCTCGTCATGGGCGCCAAGGATGAGGGCAGCGAGAAATACATCCGCGGGCTCACTGTGGGCGTGGTGATTGGTGATCAAATCGAGCTGATGCCCCAAGAGTTCTTTCAAATGCTGCTCACGCGCATGTCTCCTGAAGGATCTAGATTCTATGGCACGTTGAATCCTGCGAATCCGTTGCATTGGCTCAAAACAGAGTTCATCGACAACGAAAAGCTGCGCAATCTCGGGATGCTTTCGTATGGCCACTACACGATGGATGACAACCCAAATCTCAGCACCGAATACATCGAAAGTCAGAAGCAGCTCTATACGGGCGTGTTTTACGAACGCTATATTCTCGGCAAATGGGTTGTGGCCGAGGCAGCGATCTATCGCGATGTGCTGGGCAACGCCTGCTATTACACGGACGCTGATCGGCCGCAAGCCCTACTGACCAGTTTTGCGGCTCGTTACATCGGCGTGGACTATGGAACGATCAACCCATGTGTCTTTCTGGAGATTTTCGACGATGGCAAGACGCTCTGGCAAGAACGCGAGTATTACTGGGACTCTCAGGAAAAGCGGCGCCAGAAGACCGATTCGGAATACGCCGATGATTTTGATGCCTTCGTGGGCCGCGAACGCCGCGGGCTCGTGGTCATCGCTGATCCGAGCGCAGCCAGTTTCAAGCTGGAGCTCGTCAAGCGCGGCTATCAGGTGATGAACGGCGAGAATGAGGTGCTGGAGGGTATCAGGCGTGTCTCGGTAGCGCTCAAGGCCGGGATGTACCGGATCCACGCGCGGAACAATCCGAAAACGCTCAAGGAGTTGGAGGTCTATTCGTGGTCTGAGAAGGCGGCGAAGCGCGGCGAAGAGGAACCAATCAAGGAAAATGACCACACCTGTTTCGTGGCAGGGACTCTGATTTCTACGCCTGCGGGCGTCGTGCCCATCGAAAGCATTTCTCCTGGTGATCTTGTGCTCAGCCCACTCGGCAGAGCCAGAATCCTCGAAATCGGCGTACGCGAGGCTGAATGCATTGACACTGGCGTGCTCATTGGAACGCCAGAACATCCTATTTTCTCACAAGGGAAATGGGTTAGATTGGATGCTGTAGAGTATAATGAATTATGCGAGTTGAATCAGTCATATTCAATGGAATCGAGTTCAGGCGTTACCCGGACTCCAAGCGCACCTCAGACCGCAATTACTTTCGTCCGCATGCTGGACATATCCGCGCCGGCACTAAGGCGCTGCACGTCGAGATTTGGAAGAGCATCCACGGGCCAGTTCCTCCCGGTCATCATGTGCACCACATCGACGAGAATCCAGGAAACAACGATCCTTCCAATCTCGAATGTCTTCCCGGTCATGACCACCTATCTCTCCATACCAAAGGAAAACACAGAGATCCCGCGCACATGGCTCGAATCATCGAAATGGCCAAGACGTGGCATCGATCAGAAGAGGGCCGTGCATGGCACCGCAAGCAAGCGAGAAAAACAATCTCTCGTCTCATGGAAGCTCGCGCCACATACATTTGCCGCGGGTGCGGGAAGGAATTTCAGGGCTGTATTCTCGGGCGTCATTTCTACTGCAATGTCAATTGCAAGCAGCGCGCCAGCTATCAGAAGAATCTGGGCGCGGAATCCCGCATTTGCGCGGTCTGTGGCAAGCCTTTTATGGCGCATAAGCACAGCGTCACAAAAACCTGTAGCCGCTCATGCGGTACACGCCTGCGGTGGACAAAAAGTCTATACGATCAAAACTGAGCACGGTTGCTACATCGCCAACGGTATTCTCGTGAGCAATTGTGACGTGATTCGCATGTGCGTGAGCAAGATGATCCCGAAGTGGCGTGTCGGTTAATCTACTATGGAAGCGTATCACGATTCGTATTCCTATTCAAGCACTATTGTAAGATGAGCGCATGGACTCGCTTTCGCTCGCCAAGGCGCGCGCCGCCGAAAAATTGAAGATCAAGCCGGCGCCGCAACTGAGAGGCGCGGCCGATATGTATTCCAATCCCGCTGCGAACGTGGGTTGGGGCACGACTTCGCTGGCCAATGGCGGGCGGCATGTTCCATTCCGCATCTCGCTCGACTATCAGAAACTCGTTTTCATGTATCGCGGCTCCTGGATCATCCGCTCAGTTGTGGATACGAAACCCCAAGATCAACTGAAAGCATTTCCCACACTTACCAGCCAGGTTACGCCCGAGGAAATTGCAGCCTTTGACAAGGTGATTGCAGATACCGCAACGCTCCAGAAGTACATCGAAGGCCGCAAATGGGGCCGGCTATTCGGCGGCGCACTCGGAATCATCATTCTCAAAGGCCACAATGATCTGGCGCAGCCGCTGGCGCTCGAGGACGTGGACGTGGACAGCTACCGCGGCATGATTGTCGTCGATCGCTGGAGCGGCATGAGCCCCAGTTCCGAGCTCATCAAAGATTTAGACAATCCATCGGAATATGGCCTGCCTGTGTATTACGATGTTTATACTGAAGCCGGCCAGAATCTGCGTGTGCATCATAGCCGCTGCCTACGGTTTGTGGGCCGTGACTTGCCGTTGTTCGAGAAGCAGATCGAAACCTACTGGGGCATGAGCGAGATCGAGTGCATCCTGGATGAGCTGAATCGCTACGACTATGGCATGGCAGCGGTTGCGGACCTGATCTCGCGCGCCAATGTCTTTGCCATGCAGAACCCGATGCTGGCCCAGATGCTTTCAGGCGTGGGCCTCACACAGCAGCAGTTGAATGATTATCTCCAGCGTGTTGCGGCGGTATCGGAAACGATTACCACGAATGGCCTATTAGTGCTCGGCGAGAATGAGGAGCTTTTCACGCATACCTGCTCGTTTTCGGGGCTTTCGGACGTGATGCGGATGCAGATCATGTGCCTCTGCGGGGCCAGCGGATATCCAGTATCGCGTCTATTCGGCGAGACGCAAACGGGTCTGAATTCGAGCAACGAAGGCGATTTGCAGGCGTATTACGATAATGCGGATCAGGAGCGTAACCAGAAGGATCGGCCGCTCATGGATAAGCTGATTCCCATTATCTGCATGAGCACCTGGGGGCGGGTTCCCGATGATCTCGATTACAACTTCTGCCCCATCCGCAGCATGACGGCAAAGGAGAAGGCTGAGCTCGGCAAGACACAATCGGATGGCATTACCGGACTCTTCAATGCTGGAATTATCGGGCGCCAGACGGCACTGCGTGAGTTGCAGACCGCATCCAAGGTGACGGAGCTCGGCACGAACATTACCGACGAGATGATCGAGGAAGCGGATGACGATGTGCAAGTTCCGCTCCAAATCGAGGCCGAGGAAGCGCGCGCCGGCACGGAAGAGTTCACCGAAGGCAAGACAGGCGTGCAATCCCAGAAAGTCAAAGGCGCCAAGGATTCATGGTTTTACCGCGCATGGAAGAAAATGCGGGGATTTAGCTATTCTG